ATAAAACCTCTATTCATTAGAATATCCTTTATAGTCTCATTGACTTTAACGTATCCATCTTTTAACTCTATATTCATCCCTTCGGGATCATAAAAACCATCTTGTACCCATTCTATATCAGGATGTTGTAATAAATAGATGGACTCTTCTTCAACTTCTATTTCCTCTTTAACCTCTATTTTTAATAAGGAGGGGGAATTGTCCCCCCCTTGCTTAAACTCTTTATAAGTTTTAAGCTCCATTAATATGCTCTTATTCCTCTTACCATATAGCTTGTAGCTTCATATTTATCTACAAGAGCTAGTGTCGATCTTAAACCGAATCTGGTAAAAAAATCTGTTTTTGCTAAAGCCTCACTTGTAACAAGCCCGTTAAACTGAGAACCCTTTGTATTAACATATACCATTTGGCCTAATCCCTGTGTATCTGATAAATTCCAAAGTATAACAGTTTCAGGAACACCATGATCTGTTGCCTGTACATAAGGTAAGTCATCTCTCATATGAGTTGGTACTGTACCTGTAATACCTGCAAAACTTGCTGGCGCTGAAACTGTTGGATCGGCTGTAGCTGGATTAGTTGAGAAAGTAACTGTAGTTACATTTCCGCTTACTGCGCCTGCGGTATAAAGTTTACCCGGGATTATTTTCTTTAACGTTGTATTTCCAGATGTCGTACTCATATATATTCGATATTCGTATACATCTGAATTTGTAGGTGCTGCCCAGGTTAAAGTTAAAGTATCTGCTGTGCCTAATGCCTGTGAAATTTCAGCACATGCTAATTGTTCACCGTCTTTTGTTACTTCTGCAACTCTAACATATATAGTAGCTGCCCCGCCAAGTCCTGATCCTGATCCTGCTACTGTTGGAGTAACAGTTGTCATAGTTCTTATAGGTGTTAATGCGGAAGTTTCAATAATTGGAATATCTCTATAAGCCCATAATCTCCAACCGCCATTGATAGTGATTTGCTGCATTCCCTGGCCTTTAGCTTCTCTATTGTCTCTTATGTTAGTAATCAATCTTGAATACAAACTTGCGAGTTCAGGAGACATCATCAATACTCTTGCATGCTGATTGCCACCTTTTCTATTAGAATAATCAATCATATCATCCAAGTCTTTTATAGATGTTGGAGTTACACCATTAAGGACATTGATTTTTCTGTTATAGTGATTAGTTGTTGTCAACTCTCCTATATAGAAATCAAGCCCTGAATACTCATATATATTAGCAGGTGCATTACCCCAAATCAGATAATGTGCAATATCATGACAATGTGCCAATAGATTATTCTGAATTTCTTCTGCTACTGCATCAATTACATCTTCACTTGAATCTGCCAAAAAGTCTGTTACTTCACCAATCCTACGAACTTCTTTCAAAGTTACAGTATCCCTTGCATAAGTTGATTGACTTGTTGGAGTTGTACCTGTTTCTGCCATTGCTCCACCAATTGCTGGTAATGCCGTCATTCTGTTAAAATTATATACATTACTTGCAATTTTTTTAAGTACAAATAGACTAAACTCTGGCGTTAACCTTTGAAGTATATTAGTTACGACCTTATCGAGATACTCAGGAATCAACGCACTTGCATTAGCTGTAGATAATGCCTTTTCTAAATTGACTTGATTGTTTTTTATCAAATCGTTAAATTGTTTTAAATTATACATTCATTACTCCTTATAATTGTCCTGTGAAATATTTAAGAACGTTAATGTCCTTTAAATTCTTTCTGACGTAGTTTTCTCTTTCCATAGGAGTTTGGGTATCTTCTTCTTTCTTCCCTGTTAATGCCTTGATTAAACGCTCCATATTGTCATTATCTGCATTAAGTCCTTTTTGAACTGGTTTTGCAGTTTCAACAATCTTTAAGACCTCGTCTTCAATTTTTAAACCTTTTAAAATATTCTTTATTGCCTCATCCTGTGTTGCTACTTGGTTTTTCATTACAACTTGATTTGAAGCCATAGCTTTTAATGCAGTTGCTATTTCTTGTAGCACTTTATCTGATTTATCAACCTTCTCTTCTTTTTTAACTGCAAATTTTGAAATTGCATCTAAAATACTTTTTGCCATTTCGTCTGTATTTTCTTGAGATGTTTCTGTGTTATCATCATTTAATCTTTCGTCTGCTGGTGCGTTTGCATCAACATCATCATTAGTCGTTTCAACGACAGCCTTCTGAGCCATGTAGGGTGGTTTCTTTTGTTCTTCTGGATCAACTCCCGTATCTGGTTCAGCTGCTTCCATTGGTTGTGATTCCTGTCCTGCTCCTAGAGCTTGTGATACTTCATTTAGAAGTGCTTGTATGTTTGCAAGCAATGTCATCAATTCTTCATTCATTTATTTACCTCTCTTATTTTTGTAAGGAAAACTTTTAGACTTTCCTCTGATTTTTGCAATAGTTGCTTAATCTTTTCAGATTGATCTATTACTATCTCAGGTTCGTTGTCTTCAGTTTGAAATAGACTAGCTGAGCTTATAATCAAACCTATTACCATAGATTTATATTCATCAAAAATTATTTCTAATCTTTCTTGTTTGTTTTCATATTGATCTATCATTATTTCTTTGATAGATTCATCAAGTGCGGATTCTATATCATATTTTTTATTGAAATATTGATTTTCCATTTCCTTCTGATTTATGATATCAGAAAGTTTTGTAGTTATTGACTTTTTAACTTTTTGTTCTACTCTCGGTGGCATTTCGCCAAGACATTTACATACTGCCTCAGTTACAGAGTTATACGCTGGCTTTGGTACTAATACAACTCCATCAAGCAATACATCATCTATTATTCTCTTACCGCCATTTTCATCCATAGAAATTATATTGTGTTCAGGGACATAGCCTTCAATAGAAAAACCTTTTTGTCTACGTTTTGTATAAGGTGGCAATCCATTCATTTTACGCCAGAGCTTATCATTAGACTTTACAATTTCATCACCTAGATCATCCCATGCATCATATAAGCGAAAATCTGTTTTTAGATCACCATTAGGCAATATTTCCGCTTTGTCTAGAATGCCTATGTCTTCATTATCTCGAATGCCATGTACATCATTATAGAGTAGAAGATCACCTGAATTGCATTGATTTAATATAGATGAGATTGCGTTTTTTGTAAGACGTTCCCCGTGTTTATCGGTTTGCATGCCTGTTGCAACGCCACATATATAACGTCTTTTTCTATCGCCAGAGTCGGCTTTTTCTATAAGGTATTCGTTTGTCTCCCATCTGTAAGGATATAATTGAAATGAAATTTTATGATTAGACGTCGAATCACCCATTGAGTGAACTCCTGAGTTTTTCAAACGTCTTTTGTAAAGGCGGGTTTGAATTATTTAATATAAAAGAACTAATTTAAATAAGCAAATTCTCCATATAGTTCTAATGCTTTTTTATTATATGCATTTTTTGCATCTTCTTTGCTATCAAAATATTCTATATGCATATTTTTAGAATTAAAAGCAATTTTAGCATTATATTTATTACGAGCTTTATGCCAACAAACTCCTTTAATTCCAGAAGTATTATTTTTATGGATAGCTTGATTCCATGTATTTTATTGGCTAGTGCAAATTCTTAAATTACATTTTCTATTATCTAACGTATTATGATTTTTATGATCTACTTGTTTATCCTTAGAAACATTCATTATAAATCTATGCAAATAAATTGTAATTCTTTTTTTATTTATATAAAAACAGGTTTTTACTCTTTTATATCCATGAATCATTGATATATGCCATTTATAATCTTTAATTTTATCATAATCTTCATCATCAATTAAAATATTTTCATTTTTAATTTTAAAAATCATTTAATTTTTCCTCAACAATCAAATAACTTCTTATTTATCTTAACTGAGCGTTTTATTTTATCAATATTAAGCTCTAGTTGTATTCTATTTTCCTCGTACTTATCAACATAATCAAGAACCATTTGTTTTAGTTCGTTCTCTTTTATTTTATTCACTTTATTTCCTTTTAATATAAGCGTTTACAATATGTTTGTCAAGATTTATTTGTAAAATTCTCTTGCCAAGTCGATCTTTTTAGCTACTTGATATTTTCCATCTATAGTCTTATTATTATTTAATCTATTTAGCCAATATACCGAACCATATTGTAATAATATTTTTGTTATAGATTGAATCAATTTAAGTTTATCTTCTTTTTCTTTAGACCAAAAATCAATAATTTGTTTTTTTGTTTTCATAATAAAAATATTTTCCATCATTTTCTCCTAATCATTATTTCATAATCACATGAACACCCTATTTTCTCATCTAAAGGCATGCTTTGATGATGTGGGTGTGGCGTCCTTATTTTGCCAACAAAATATAATTTTCCTTTAACTTTTTTGTAGGCATTTATAATAAAGTCTTCATCCCATCCAACACGTTGTCTATCAGCTTCTTTATGACCTCTTCTATTTACTTTACTTAACCTATCGTTATGTATCCAAATCTTAAAAGCTTCTAAGTCTTTATTTTTCTGCAATAAAGTTTGACCATAACTATACTTTATTGTGTCAACTGCCGATCTAACTTCTGTTACTGCTATATTACGAATATTGCCAGGGACTCCATATCTAGGGTCTTTTTTAGTATATCCTTCGAACGTACCTTTTATTTTATTCTGAAAGTCTTTTATGATATCAGGATTTATTCTATCACGCTTAAATATACCAAATCTTCTTACATAAGGTTTTTTCAAGTAATCTTGAATAGACGTTCTTAAATCATTAGTCAATCTATCTTTTAGTGTGTCAATTATAAATTTTCCGCTCTGTGCGCTCTTGCTTACAAACACACTTCGCTTTGGCAATACATCGCTTATATCTGGTAATATAAATTGTTTTTCTTTTGTTGTAATACTTTTAAGTCCATCAATCCAATTTGATTTAGATTGTCTTAATATTGCTCTGCTTATAGCTTCGTTGTTGTTAGCTAATACCTCAGTCATTAAATCTTGGTATTTGCCAGCATGAATATTGTCAGTTCCATATTTTTTTATTAGTCGTTCGCTTTTAATTTTTGCCATTTATTTATTTGAGTCCTCTATAGCGTCTTCTAGATTTCTATAAATACAATCATAAAATCTTACAGCATAATTTGATTGCAAATACTCTATAGCTTCTCGATAGTTTTTTGGTATATTAGCATCGACTAAAATTACTTTATTTTCTCTTCGTGTAACTGTTGCCATATTATCCTCCAATCAACTCACTTATAGCCTTATTTAACTCATCCTCTGTCATGCCATCGGAATTATTTGCCAAATCTTCAACTTCACTTTGCAATATCTTAAAGTACTCTTGAAGATCAAGGTCTAGCGGCGCAGATATCTTATCATAGTTTTTTTGCGTAAACTTATCAACTATTTTTGCTTGCATAATCTTTCTATAATACTAACCATAGATTTCTGAATAGACTGTATTTTGTTTATTGCTTCGCTTTTTTTAGCTTCTGTGAATATGCCTTCGCACATCCCAACCGCAGCTTCCTGATCTTTTCCCTCTCCAACTTTCTCTTTTACACACCTAGACACAAAATCATTTCTTGATTCTCCAGATTTTGGAGTACATCCTTTATTTACATTACCCATCTATTGACTCCTTCTTAATATAATTTTCTACAGCTCCATATAAAGCACCTATATAATTAGCTTCAATCTTTTTAGTAAGCTTTTCTATTTTTCTATCGAGTCTCTTTCTCATTTTAGCAGAACATTTGATTAGTAAATCACAGTTAGAGCATATATCATCTGTTTTAATAGTTAAGCCTTTTAAACATTGATTCATTCCATTGACCTCATATTAAACGGGTTTACTTCACTTCCCATTGGTTGCTGTTGTGCTGAAGGTGGCTCATTAAATTGCTCATTGTCAAATGGATTAAGATTTAAGTCTTTAATTCTAATTTCATTCAAGCTAAATAGACCAGTAGAGTATTTAAGTCTTAATCTTTCAAGCTCCTTAGTCTCACTTTCTTCTGCTTGAAACTCTAATCTATACCCACTACCTAATCCACGATAAATGATTGCCTCTTTAGTCATCCTATTTTCAATTTCTGCCATCATAGGGAGCGTACCTTTACCCTCTTCTATCTCACCTTGACTTTCACTTGTAGAGCGTCCGCTTGTATCTTCCCCACCTGTGAGATTGACTTCCATGTTACTCATATTAAAAACTTGAGCTATATCTTCTCTTAAATCTTTTTGACGTTGCATTTGTGTAGCCATTGTATTCTCACGCGTTAAGTCAACAACAGTTGCTGTATTTCCTGAAAAAGTCATAACACCGCCCTTAATAGGAGTATTGATCTTTTTCTCAATTCTCTTTTGTTCGCCTTTATTGATAGGTAATTTAAAAGTGTCATCCATCTTGCCAAAAGGATTATTATCCGTTACTACAATCATTTTTTCAGGAAGTTTAGTACCATCTGCTTGATCTGCCATCAACTTATCAAAGAATAGACTTTCTGTTATTTTATTTATCAAAGCTTCTAAAGGCACTAATCCATAACTTCTACTCGATATAGGGATATATCTAGAATAAATAAGCTCATCTGTATAGAATATTTGAGGTGTTTGATTGGGGACAATTTGTAAGTATCCAGTTTTTGAGGTTACAAATAAATCTCTTATTGGAAGAGTTGTACCTCCTGCAAGGACACACATGTTGTCTAGTCTATTATTTGTTGTCTGTTTGTATATAGCTACTGAGCCTTGAATCATTTCATCAAATACCCATTGTTTAATAAAATCTTCCCATGTATCATTCTGATTAGGTTGTTCTAGCCATGATTTTATACTATCTGCCTTTGATTTTGTTTGTTGTTTATTATTTTTACTCCAGCGTAAAAGACATGCATCAAAATTACTTAAATCTGGATTAAGCTCTATAAGTTTCGATCTTAAAAAATTAGTAAGGCGTGCCTTTGCTATTATGTATGCTGGCTCTAAAGCATTTGCATATTCTTTTATAAGATTATTGATATCTCTGAACTTATCAACTATTAAGTCCTCTTGTTCTCTATCGCTAACGATATTAAACTTCCTTGCCGAGATTCTATTCATTCGGCTTGTTACAATACCTAGCACCATAGAACATGATTGAGTAATTCTAACTCTTTGATCTGGAGTAAGTAAAAAATACGGATCATCTCTTGATGCTACTATGTCATGCCCATATCTATCCTTTGCATATTCATTTTGCATTTGGCTAGTGAAATATACTGTGTAACCTCTTCCCTCTTCATTTAACTGAGGATTCTTATAATTTGGGCTTGACACTTGATCTTGTACTGTGCTTCTAAAAGCTTTCTGAAATATGTTTAACTTTTTCATTTATTATCCTTTTACCAAAAACCAAAATAATTTATAAAACCAATGCTTAACATAATCTATACAGTCATTGTTGCTATTCTTTTGTTGTGGTTTTAAATCACTATATTCAACTTGCATATCACCTTTAAAATCTCTATATCTCACGGTTTCTTTATCACAGATATAATCTAGAGTACCCTCTTTATCTACTAATATAACAAATTGTTTGCAATATTTACAGTACTTTTTTTTAGAAGGCTTGACTTTTTTTACTTTAGTTTTTTTTGCTTTTATTGTTTTCATTCTTGCCTTTCTTCTTACTCTCATAATGGCATGTTATCCAGTATAAGGCTATTATTGTTATACAGATTATATAAGCCTTCGTAATCTTTAATATCCTTCCAAATCTCCTGCATATTATCCTCTCGAACTAATAACCAATAATCTAAGAGCTATTAAACAATAATTTAATGCATGAAAATAATGATCTGGCTTATTCCCCTGAACCCAAACATATCTACCATTATTTATACTGTTTGGTTTTTCTTGCCAAATTCTCGTTAGAGATTCTAAATGATCTTCAAATTCTTTATTCTCTGTTTGTGGGAATATAATTTGTCTTAATAATATTGCTTCTTTTACTCCATCAAGACTTGTAGTTCTATCTACTTTAATTATTTTACGATCTATATCTATAATATCTTTTTCGCTTTCTGTTAAATAATCCGCCATAAACATACTCTTTAAGCTCGTTACTACTTGCCTTGATAACCTTATTTCTGGCTTTGAGTCAATAACTCCAGATATTATATTATAAACTTGAACCAATGTCAAGATATCTTCAATTGTTTTTAACTTCAATCGCTTAATTATTCTTACTTGCTTATCAATTGTAAGTTGCCCTATAACTACATGTAGATCACTACCAACATCTATACCACATAAACAAGGCTCTTTGCAATAATCTAATTCATCATAAGGTTCTATATACATCATTTCTTTTTGTATCTTTGCGCCACTTGAAGTATATGATTCCCCTAGTACTGAATTATAAAATACTTGCATTTCTCTTTCATTTTTCAGGCCTGTTATAAAATGCTTAATATGATCTTTTACGGGGGTTGGGCTTGTGAATAATTGAGAATATCTATAACCTGATTTATCTGTTATTTTAGGCCTCTCAGCTATCCATTCACCATCTCCAAATCTATCTATTGCCTTTCCACATTTATCACAAATAACATTGCAATCTCGATTCATTCCAAATTCAAAATCTTTATCTAATATTACATAATTATTATCATCTGCTTGTGTTATTACATGCTTAAAAAAATCTATTTTAAATCTATTCCCACAATCACAACGATTCATCCATACTTTGCCATCACTATCTTTATAATCAATATCAATACCAAAATCTATTATAGTTGGATTGCTAACCTCAATTGTATATCTATTTTCCATAGCTTGCTTTGCTTGCCTGTCTTTTGCTAAAGCAAGATTATCTATGTTACATCTATTTTTCTCATCTACAATTATTACTGGAGCTACAAACTCGCCAAAATTAGCCTCTGAATTACTACCAATAAAATTGATAATACCATTAAAAAAAGCTTTCATATTAGCACTATCAAGATTCTTTCTATTCTCTTGGTAATAGTTAGTAAAATCAATAGACTTGTCAAAACGTGATGCAACAAATCTAAACTTAATTAAATCAGTAGGAAGGATATAAAATACATTACCTTTCTTAGTTTTATTGATAGCAAATACAATAAGAAATTCACTTACACCTGATTGAACTGCTTTTAGGCATACTATATGATGGCATTTATCTTTATATAGAGCTTCAAGATACTTAAAGTTTTTAAAGCTTATTCGTTTATTTTCATGGGTTTTATGAAAATAGATAGCTTGTGCTAATGTTGGATATTCAAGGGATAGATATTGATAGCCTTTGTCTAGTAAAGGATCATTGAATGTCATTTTTTAATTGTTGATATTTTTGTTTTAATAAAAATATAATCTCATTATATTTAGTAAATATTTCACTATATGTTTTCTCTATTGGTAAATATATTGGATACAATTGCATCGTTAAATCTTTTATTTCTTCTTTTAATTCTTCAATCGTTTTCATTTTGCTCTTTTTTAATTATCTCTAATAACTCGTTTTTAATGGCTTCTTTATCCTCTGGATTGATTTCTTTTTCTACTTTAGATTTAACTAAATGTTTGTTTACTTTCTCAGATATCTCATCTATAGCCATTTTCCAAAACTTATCATTGCCCTTTTCTATCTTTTCGGCAAAAACGTCAAAGTGTTCATTAACTAATTTCTTAATGCGAGTCTTTAATTTAGGCACTCGCTTGCTTTCATTTGGGGGTTGATTTTCACTTGTAAACTCATAAGGTTTTAAATCTTCTATTGCCATATTATACTCAGCGTTTTCTTAGCGTTTAGGTTTAAATAGTATGTTTTTTTATACATCTTCATTTTTTAGTTTATTATCTAATATTTCTATAAGTTCTCTTTGCATTCCAATATACTTTAATAAGGATTTATTATCATTATTCCCTAATATAACAGTATATCCAGTTTTTAATTTTTGTTTTATTTCTTCCTCACGTGATTGTTTTATATAGCCTTTTTGTTTCCAAGAGCCTATCACTAATTCTACCCATTTTGAATGTAGCATGTCTATACCATTGCCAATAAATGATAATATCTCTCTTGCAAACTCTTCAGAAATAGTTTCCATCATTTAATCTCCTCTCTTTGTCTATAATCTTCCCATGCTTTAACTACATCATTGGCAAACTCTATCCATTTATTAGCCATATCAAAACAATGTTGATTGAACTGCTGTTTAGCTAGCCATTCCTGTGAAATTTTATCTAGAGCTTCTTTATCGTCCATGATTAACTATATCCGTTATTATATTTAAGTTATCTATTATTGTACTATATATTAACTCTGTAGTCAAGTATTTATCTTCTGTTAGGCAGAGATTGTCATATATTTTTCGTTTTATTTCTTCTTGCTTTTGTTCGTAGTATTTGTTCATTTTCCATCATCCATTTGATTGTTATAGATATAAAGCTCTGATCTTTTTCATTATTTGATTCATATTTACCTATAATACCACTTAACTAAGCCTAGAAAACTAAGTAGCACAAACAAGCCTATGCTTAATAAGTAGCCTATGTGTTCTATTACTGACCTTAGAGTTCCCCAAGTCATTACTAAATCGTATATGCAATAGACTATACCAAAGAGAGCTACTAAGAATATTATAATGCCTATAGATACATATATTATCATTCTTAGTAATGTTTTTTGGTAGTAATTCATATTTAACTTCTCAATTTTTCATAAATATAATTAAATGTTTTTTCTGTTATAAATATGATAAGATTTTCATCGTCATAGATTATCATATATTCTTTATCACCTATTTTCTTTATATTCTTAATTAAATCTATATTTAATAAATATTTTATTTCATCTACATCATTAATTGCTATTATAATATTATTTTATCTTATAATCAATCAAATCAATAGTTATGATGCTATCTAATTCAAATTCATCTAGTTCTTTTAATATTTCTATTAGATTGCCCTCTTTTCTTATCTTTCTATTTGGAGTTTCAAAATTACTTATTTGTATCTCATATATATTCATATTGCCCTCTCTATTTCATCCTTACTATATAATAACTTTTTATTATCTTTCAAATACTTATTGATCTTACTTTTAGCCTTTGGGCTTTCTAGTATGCTATTTAACCAGGGTTTTTCGTTAAGCTCTTTTATTATATCTTTTTTTCTTATATTCTTAATAGTTTTCTTTTGTTCTTCTGTCGGTTTGCATGTTTTATCGTAGTTACCCATTTAAAACCTCATTTAAAAAATACATCGAAAAAACCACCCCAAAACATAATCCCTGCTTGTATTAAAATTGCTATTAGTTCAACCCAAAAATTCCAATTCTCTTCTCTAGGTTTGCCATGTCTATATGCCACTAAACACAAACCTGTTATAGCTATAATAATATAAATAATTTGTGGTATCATTTTAGTTCATCCCTTCCAAACTCTAGAGCTTTTTTTATCGCTGCCAAAATAGCTAAAGTTCTTTCATAATTCTCATATGTATTATATTGAAAATTAAACATATCGCCATTAATTGGTAGGATAGTATAATTGTTTTCTCTATGATCAATGTGTAATATAACAGTTACCGTTTCATAATTACCATTACAATCAAGATAAATCTCTTGAAATTCATACTCTTCATTTATCTTTGTCCTTATAGATGTGCCAGAGTTCTTTATGTGTTTATTTACTTTCTTTGTTAAATAACTATCATCACTCATTTATTTCTATCCTTATTGCCTTTTCAACGTCTTGTTTAATCTTGTTTCTATCAAATAATTCCGATATATGAATTCCAAACTCATATTTTCTATCAAAAAACAAATCATATTGAGGCATATCAACACCTTCAGTATATGCAATTCTATCTCGTAGTCTTGGATAATCTCTTATATCTCTATTGACATAACATTTTATATATTTAGGATTTGGACAATCTTCAAATGTAATTTTTAGCTTATCTTTCATGTTAATTCCTTATAAATAATAGTTGCTATATAAGGATTTACCAACGTCCGCTTTGGTATCTTTCCAATTTATATAGCGGTCACTCAATATAGCAACTATCTGTTAAAATTAAAATCATTAAACTCTATCAAATTAACTTAATAAATATAAGGGCAGAGGCAATAGTCATTGCTTAATAGGATTTTCAAGCCTGAGTTCGTCTCGACTACTAGTTCGTAATTCCAGTCCAATACTAGCAGTTTCATAGACTTTGGTCGACGTTCCTTAATCTTAAATTATAATAGCTGGTTACTATAACTCTCATAGATTATCCTATTTACGTCTACTAAACATTAACCTGTCGGGCTCTGCCTTTTTCATATTATCAAATATATTCTATCAAATTAATTTATATAAGTCTATAATATTTACAAATTATAGACAATATTTTTGGCATAATTTATAATAGGTATTAACAAATGAGTGATAACCCATATTATATTTATCTGCATATTCTTCAAAAACTCTATTTTTTCTACCATGCTTAATCTTATCTATTTGACTCTTAATAACTACAATATCATCTTTTGTTATTTTTTCTTTATAATAAGTATTATATTTTGGCTTAATCTTTTTAATCCAATATTTTTCTACTTCTACTCTTTTATCTGGGGTACAATAAATATAAGAATAACCATCAAAATCAAAAGGCATTCTTTTTCTCAATTTAGTTGATTGATTCCTGTGTGTATTTATTCTTTTAATAATATTCAAGCTCGATCCTATATATATTATTTCATCTTTATCATATAGAAAATATACTCCAATAATTTTATTTGTATTATTCATTTAACTAGCCTGCAATTTACCCTTGATATAATGTTCGTACCAACTGCACTTAGCTAGTTGTATTATTTGATCTATTGTCTTCTTGCGATGTAAATAACGCTTTAATCTAATTTTGTTATCATTGTCAATCATAATACTTTTAATACCCATTTTTCATCTAGTTTAGTATAATAATATCCAGACATATATGATCTATTATGAGTAGTGCCTATAAAGAAATTCTTATTAACCCAACGTTTGCCATCCCATTCTTCAATCTCAAAATGTAAGTGTGCTGAGGTTATGGTCTTGCCTGTATTGCCTGTAATACCAATGATCTCACCTTTCTTAACATATTCACCTTGTTTAACCTTTATCTCTGCTAGATGGAAATATTTTGTTCTTCGTAGTGGCTTGCCTTTAATTCTATGTTCTATAATTATAAAATTTCCACCTTTTATGTCTTGACCAGTCTGAATAATAAGACCTGCATTCGAAGCCATGACCTCAGGTTTATATGGATTAAGCATATCCCATGCGCCATGTAAAGCCCAAGTATTAGATTTTATTGATTCTTGATAGATATATTGATAATTTTCATCAAATAATTTAGGTCTCCAGCCATATTCACC